CAAATCCGTGAATGTAGCATACTTGAACTTGAGTTCACCGATGCCAGCCTGCCGTTTTCCCTCTTGGGTAACGACAAAGTCCATGATTCGTTCTTTGCTGTTGAGTATTCCTGCCATAACTATCCTAAGTATCCATTCTGCAAAGTCGTTAGATAGCCCACTTGTCGTCAAAATAATCTGCCAGCGTCGCAATATTTGCGGCCGTGATTTCTCCAGAATACAACACCAGCTCACATAACTCGAACAGCGAAGGATTTCCGCTTGATGGAAAGATTTCATTTCCAACCCTGACGCTATTTAGCCCCACGGTTGGATCTGACGGCCTAGTTGTGCTTCCTACAAATGTTCCATTGATGTACATGTTATAGGTTTTTGACCCATACGTGATAATCATGGACATTGTTGAACCGCTTACTACTTGAGACACCTTGGATGTAACATAGTCAGCTGCGTCAGCAGATCCAAAATCATGCCAAAGTCGGCTTGTTAGGCCTTGTGATGTGCCAACACTGACGGTCCAGCCAGAGCTGGCCATTCCGGTTATGATATCAAGCGCATATGGATTTGAATTAGACGTTGTTACACGATTGGGTTTCATGACAATTCCGTATGTGTATGTCGTAGGAGTTGATGAGCCAAAGAGGGAGTCGGCGCCGGCTGAACTTGCCAAGATATCGTCGACACCATCAAAGCTAATGACATCACGACCGTTGACCAGAGATGCTGATAAGAAAGGGCGAGCGGCAGCAAGATTAGCCTGCCATGTGCACGAAACAGATCCTTTGTTTGAAACTGACTCTACCAGACTTCCAGCCAGTGTAATTGAAGTGCTATCATTTGCATCGATCCAACCCGTGAGTCCTGCGATATCATCGGGCTCAAACTCGCTAAATGCACGATTGTTCGGCCCGTAGTCTGACACCTGATACGAATTATCTGTACTCATCTGCCTAAATACGCTTCGGAAAAAAGACATTATGTTATCCTGTTGACGTAACCTGATAGCGATATTTTTGATGCAACAGATGCAAACGCCTTAATGACAAGTGCTTCGTCAAGCGGAAGTCCAGGAACCACTAACGTCAATCCTGACTTTGCGGGCACGCCTAGCTGGATATAGTCATCTGGGTTTGTCGTTCCGCCAAGCAAGATAGTCAAATTGACACTTGACGCATCATTGTTTGTTGCATATAGCCATACTTCGTCGATAACTGACGCGGGCACGGTGTGAACTGTCTCAGCTGATCCTGCTACTGTTTGTGCAAGAACCATCTGCGTTCCGTCACCTGTCCCTGTTAAAAACTCTTTACTAAAAACTGCCATAATTGTGTTCCTTACCCAAATACCTGTATTGATAGAACCAGGCTTTCATGAGACTTCAAGCTGTACATCGATCCGTCTACAACCAAGTCATTGTTGATTGACGTTGTTCCGGTTGCTGCACCAATGTCGACAGAGGTTGCTGCCCCACCAATGTTCACAGTTGTGGGAGTTGCATTTACCACGTTGACAGTGGCGGCAGAAGACGTGATATCTCCACCATTGACGGCAACATCTCCCACAACTGTTAGGGAGTCGGTTGTTTTGTTGTAAGTCATGCCGGCGTCGCCACCAAAAGATCCAGCATCGTTGAACTGAACCTGTGTATCTGCTCCACCGGGAGATGAGGGAATCGTCACTGTCACGTCATTGCCAGAAGCTGTTGCCGTAACTCCGGCGCCGACAAAATCAATCGATGCAGCCGTTGTTGTTAGTGCAGTTCCCTCATCATCAATGGTTAAGTTTGATCCGGCGGACGGTGCAACTAAAACACCATTGAAATAAATGTCGCCATCAAGTGCATACAAAGTGTTGGTTGTTGTTGATGGCTGGGAGCTTAGGTTGGGCAGAACCACACCGTAGTTGAAATTGAGTACTTCAAGCCCAACCTGGATGCCGTTGGGAAAAATGACATTCACGACCTCGTTGTTTTTTTGATCGCGCAGAACCATTTTTTCGGTTTGTCTAAGTTTTGATTGTTCAACTTTCGGCATGCCGTTTCCTAGTCTAAGTCGCTTTTACACTAACTGGGGTCAATACAATGTCCGGATTATCAGATCTGTCTTTCGTCAAGCCATCATAATACGGAAATGATGACGTAGCGTGAGGGGAAAGATTCTGGGAGTGCGTGTTGGATGGTGTGGTGAGCTCTCCTTCTCGGCTAACAAAAACCACAAATACAGGATAATCAACTGTTTGTCCTCGACCGAGAACTGCTGGTTGTTTACGCTGCTCTAACATGTCACGAAACTGCCCGAATTTGTCGCGGCGGAACCGGGCATCTAGACTTGAGCCAAATAGACCCGCAAGGCCATACTTGTAGCCTCGAATGATAGGCGTGACATATAAACCGCCTGGAGAAACTTTTGCTAGGGCAGATGAGGGCGCTCCATATTGCTCCATTCCAAAACCAAACAAAGTCTTTACTTGATTTTTGCGAGCTTCTGATCCGCTGAGAATACCTTCAACATCAGTAACAATTCCGAAGGGCGCTCCGGAATCTGACACGACGAACAGGCTGTCTGGGTATGTCAGAAATACAGGCTTTGCTGTGGCCACATCTGACGAGTTGTATGCTAAAGACAAGAAAGACCCATAGTTTTGCTTTACAAATCGACTCGATGAAATCTCGTATGCCGGGCGCATATACCAATCATTGTCTGATCCTCGGATGGATGACTGATCAGGAGTTCCAACGCTTAGAAAGTATGAGTTAGAAAGGTCGTAAAATCCGCTTCCCACAGATGTAATCACATCGATCGCATTGGGTGGGTAGCTGTCGTATATTTTTCCACCTGAATCTGACAATCTTACAAATCTCTGTAATGATCCCGTTGTTCCTGCCTGGCCTCCTGCTACTGATCCCTGCACTCTTCTAACGTTGAAAGCATCTGGATCACCTAACGGAGATACCAACATAGAGCCTGTGATGATTAGGTCGACATATGATCCGGTCAAGGCGATGGTCGGCTCTACATCCCATTGATCATAAATGGGATTATCATAATGAAGGTCCTCATGAATAGCATCAGAGGTCAAGGGCTGATTCATCGTGGGCTCGACAGGCAAGTTGTTTCGAAGCATTGAGCCATACAACATCAGCTTGCCCTTTCCTGGCGACAAAACAACGTTTGATTGTGCCAAGCCGGCCTCATATCGTGTGGTTATTGGATTAACTACAGAATGAGCAAATGCGTAGTTTGGCCAATAGTTGGGAGTGTTTGAAAATCCCAAAACTAGTTTGTCTGTTGGCAATAAAATAACCGGAGATGTGGGAGCAATAGTTCCGCTGTCAGATACTGTAACGACTAAATTGTCTCCTGATCCGGCCGGATGAAGCTGGGCGAATGAAAAAGAGCCTGTTGGTTTGAGTCCACCGGCGCCAGCTATAAAAGACCTTCCATCTGACAGACCGAACCCATGACGAGATCCCTCAATTTTCAAAACAGCCCGATCAGGAGTAGCCTCTCTGTCGGTCTTCGAAAACGAAGTCAACCCGCCAAAGTCATTTTTCTGTGCTACTCTTGATTCAAATTCCACACGATAGCTTCCTGTTGTATCGGTCCGTCGAATGCCGGTTCCCGGGACCACTAGGTCAAGATCTCTCGAGAATGCCGATGGGAGCCCGTCATACGTTAGACTAACCATTCCGAAAGAAATTAAAGACTTGGCAAAACCATGTGAATATGTTCTGCTGATTAGGGCACCGGGGTTACTACTAGAAAGAATCGCAGTGGAAAACGTGTCAATTGATCCGGACATGTTCTTCTGCGTCATTAAGAAGAATGACTTTACAGCCGGACCGAAACGATCGTCCGCAATAATATGAGGCCCGATTGCACCGCTAAACTCTATTACAATCTTTTCTAGCAAAAAAGGAGCGGTCAAGTAGTCGGACATATCAAGCATCTGACTTCCCGTTGCATCATATTTGGAAGCAAAAGGAAACCCATACTCAGACATAGGAAACCCAATGGTTTCCAAAATAGCTTGTCCACTGGATCCCGTCAAGGCCTCCATGTTTTCTGACGGGATGTTTCGCAAATTTGCTGGAACAAAACCCAAAAGGCCTTCCTGCCGAACAGCTGGATCCGAGTTCAATATGTCAATATTGCTACCGCTCGATAAGTCACCAATGATTTCCCATCGTTTTTCAGGCCAGTTATAATATCCCAGACCTGTATTTACTCCGCCGGCCGAGCCTGACGCGCTTGGCAAGGTTCCAGTTGAAAAGAAAAAATCTGTTGCTACACTCGGGTTTGTGGAGATTACAATAGATGTTTTTGATGAGAGGCGCTGGTTAAATCCAGGAAGAGTTCCGGATGATGTTCCGGTTGCATAAAATGTAGAGTTGTTATCAAGGTAAGTACGAGACTCATCAAAGGGTGTTATGTTTTGTCCGGACACGAATAGTACATGTGCATCAGCGATTCCGGCACTGGACGTTCCGGCGGCCACCAATCCATTCAAAAAGTTTGGTGTAACAATATTTCCCGATATGAAATTGCTTGATGTCGGCAATCCCAGCGGATAGGTTATCTGTCCAGACTCAAAAAGAATTGTGTTGGTATCATCAAATGTTGAGTCATATACTCCGGTGAAGTCGGGATCACCGGTCCGAGCCATTGTCGGATATGTGCCAGTGTGATGATCCTTGTCACGAAGTTGCAACTTTGGAGGAAACGACAAGATGCCGCTGCCAGTATGGTAGCCTCGATTGGGTCCTGATCCTGTTAGGTATATTCTTCCCATCTTATTTCAGTAAGCCCCCAAATGCAATCGAATCATATCTGTAATTGTCATTTTGTGAAAAGTCAAATCCCCGAGAGGAAAAAATCTCCTCTACTTTGATCCCAGTTGTTCGAGGAGCTGTATATGTGACAGAACCACTGCTAAACCCATCCATAAGAGTGCCTCTAATGTTTGCATCCAGGCTTCCCGACGCATAGAAAGTCTCAATATCGCTGGAGTCAGAGAAAGAAGACAGTCGCTGGTCGGCATCTGAGAATGCTCCGGGCTGATCATAGCTGCCAAAAGTCTCCACACTATCCAGAAAAGGAGTTGTGCTGGAATTTCGAAGGTCCCGGGAGTCACCCAGAATCAAGCTCTCCCGCTTGGTGTTTACGATGGACAGGCTTCCTTTGACACTATGAGAAACGTACGGTAGCTCCATGGAAGATCGATCAACTACTCGGCGGATCTCAAAAGGCTCAATGACTCCATCAAACGAACTGGGAGATGAACAGATTTGAACCAGACTTGTTGGAATGACCAGATCTTCTGGCGGCGTCGAAACAACAACCCGGGGATCCCAAAATGAATCACTGTCCTCAAACGGATCATTGTTGTTGAAAAGGGTTGCCATTCCCACATCTCGTGATTCAATCTGATGAACCACCTGCTGGCCCAACGTGCCTGGTGTGTCCATCGAAACAGCAGAGCCGGTTGAAGCAGTTCCCAAATGCTCAGATGAGTGAAGATCATTGTAGAAGTTTTGGTCCTGCAGCTTTTTGTCAAGGGTTGTCACTAGGGCTACGTTTCCACGAATCTTCAGATTGGTGAAAGTCGTTAGTTGCCATGGTTGTGTAATCTCGACACCTTGCAAAAATGGCGACATCGAAGCGGTGTAATAAGCCACTGTCGTGTAGATCGTGTTCACATAGTTTTTTAGGTCGTCTGGACTAGTTGCCATTACATTTTCCTCAATGTTGCCACAAATTGTTGCAGAAGTATGACGTCTTTTCCACCGCGGTTATTCTCACCCAAATAGATGTCGTAGTAGTTGTAAGAGAACTTTGGGCGTTCCAGGGCGTGAGACTCGATGACATAGCTGGTTCCCAAAAACCTAGAATCGCTAGGCAACATCTGCTCTAAGAGCATCCCAACAGTGTCATCAAACCACTTGAAAAACTCAAAGAAAGACTGGAAGTTGATCTTATCAGTCAACCGATTGAAGTAGACACGCCTCAAATTTCGAAGGTTGGGATATTCTTGAGAGAAAACCAGCTCAGGGCTTCCTATGATGTTATCCAAAGCGTTCAATGAAGAGAATATGTTCATGATGTCTTCATTTAGAGCTTGCACCAGGGAAATCTCAACTGACACTCTCTTATCATCCTGCGGTTGCTCGGACTGATTGATCTCATAGAGAGGGGCCAGAGCAGCCTCAAACTTATCGGCTGTTTCATCATTTATGAAACTCCGGATTCGAACCTTGTTTGGGTTCTCTCCTGACTGGAAGTTTGATGACAACACCTCAAAATCAAATCGCTCAGGCTTAATGACCTGTGTGCTTGCCTCGAAACCAGAGCCAGTAAGTGTCAGCTTGTTTTGAGAGAAGTCAAACAGGGAAATATCTCCTGATGCATCAGATTTTGTTACCGGTTGATCCACCGATATGTCCTGCCTCAGTCGCTCAAAGGATCCAGTTGCAGCAGTTACAAAATTGAAGTTGGTCTGGGGATCCCATACACCCAAAGACTTGAAGTTTCGTACGTGTGTCTTGGTCTCGTCTTTTGTTAGCCCTTTACTCCAGAATCGAAGTGCAGCCATGCGGCCTGAGAACTTTGTTGATCGTGCTGACGAATCAACGCTAGTTGCATTTAGAAAGTTGTTAGTTGATGTGTCAAGACTCTGACTTCCCAGAACCATAAAGGCACCACTCGTATTGTAAGCTGCGACATTCTGGAGTGCAGATGTGGCGGTATCATCAAAATAGCTTGATGTCGTTATGAACTCCTCCAAACCTCCTGGCGAAAACTTTCCGGCTCGAAGGAAGTAAGATGATGTCACGTAGCTATCAATCAGATCATTTCTGTTTCTACCAAACGATACTTGCCATTTTTGACCATCGAAAATGTTAACTCCGGTGAGGTTGAGCTGGAGTGTCGAAGCTGCCGAGCCACTGGATGGCCGGCCGTAAAGTCTTAGGGTTCCCGTGATTGAGCTATCGACGTCAGGCTTGTAGGCCACCATGTTGAACAGAACACCATGCTTTGATGCTGATGCTTCTGTTCCGGTTACATAGAGGCGAGCCAGACTTTGTGTAACAAAATGAGTTCGCTTGTTGTCGAACTTGTAGACCCCCTCAATTGTCCATGATCCGGATGTATACAGACCGTCGGATGTATCATCAGATCCGGTGCCAACCAAAGATCCTGCCATCAATGGAATGCCGGGTTCAACTCGAGTTCCTGACAGGAATGAGCCCTGTAGGTAAGGACGATTGTCATCAATTCCTTGATAGTTCAGAGTTCCGGATGTGTTGTAAGTTCCACTCATGTCCAGCATTGCTGCTGTCTCATGTCTTCGGATGTATGAATCTCCCAAGTTTCGCTGCTTAGAGCCGCCAAACTCCCTAATCCTAATGGGCCCGTCCGGACTGATTCCCATATTTGAAAGTAGAGATCTGATGCTGGAATGTGTTCCGCGAGTGGAGAAAAGGAAAGGGAGATCAGAAAAAACTCGTCTCCACAACGTATTCTGGACCAGCTGGAGTGATGTTGTATTTGCTCGGTCTCGACGAACATTCGATCCGTCCATCAATTGAGGCATTGATGCGTTTGAGTAGAAGTTTGGAAGGGAGATTCCGTAGTATCGAGACAGCCATGGGAGAAGCTGATCTGATATCACTTCCTGCGACAGAACATCCACCTTGAGGAGACGCTTGAATTCATCTACGAACATTTTCATTTCGTCAAATGTCTCAGCAAATGTGAAAAGAAGGCCTGCGATAATCTGCGGCTGTCCGACAAGAGCGCCACCAGGTTGATCATAAGCTCTCGACAGGTCGTTTTCGATGTTGGCATCTTGTCCAACAAATCCCTCGTTTGCAGATGCGTCAAGAAAATAGTGAGGAGGAATTAGACGAGTAACGATATTGGGATTGCTGGTATCATAATCACTAGCCGAAGACATCAAATCCACGTTGAGATCTATAACTGACTCAAACGACGGGAAAAGAACAACCGATGTCAAGTCTGTTTCTCCTGTTACGGGAGATGACCCAAATGTTCCGGTGTTTCGAAGTCCGATATCGAAGTTCTGGACTGTTGCGTGAAGACCATTTCCGCTATGATCTAGCGCCAGACTGCCCACAGATCCGCTGTAGGTTCCTGATGGTTCGTTGAACCTGTACAGCAATTTCAGGTCTTTCTGGGAGAATACATCCTGGAATCGTTGTGTCTGGACCTCCTTCTGTGTTCGGGCTGTGTGCCAAACCCGAAGCTCATCCATCGCGCCGGACAGGGTTTCGACAGGAACAAAGTCATAGTGATCTAGATCATGAGATGATCCACTCCCGATCGTCAGAGGGGATGTCTTGAAATCGATCGCTCCAAGCATCGATTCGGAACTCGAAGAAATCAAAATACCGTTTCGGTAAATCTTGATCCTTCCCGGGCCGGCTGATTTATCAAAAACCGATGCACAGTGGACGAACTCTCCCTTGTTTATCTCCACCGAAGCCGACATTGTTGTTGACCCGGATCGGATCAAGGTTAGAAAATCGACTGTTCCAGACGTGCTACTTTTATCCGCCGATGAAGAAAGAAGAAGTGTAACTCCGTTTGATCCACTTAGCTTTTGGGCTACAATCTGATTGTCGTTTATCGTTCCGCTTGGAACGTTGATGTAGAACTCAAATGAAAACGGCTTTGTTCCCGGATCCAAAACTGGCTGCCCAGTTGAGTCTCTCAGGAGGGTTGATATGTTCGAACCTTCGAAGTCAACAACGCTGATGTAAGTTCCTGGAGACGATGTAGAAGAAGAACCGCTAAACGCCAGATATCCTGAGTGTTTTGGAAACTGGTCCAGAACGTATTTCTCAAAGCCTGTCAGGCTATCAACAAAATTGTACACCTCAGTTTGGGTGCCATCGAATGGATATCTGTTGATGATCTTATCAAATGCTTTCTGAACCTTTGCTCGCGCTGAGTTGAAAAATGTGTGGTTGGAGAACTGTGCCCAGTCGACCAACAATTGTTGTGTACTTTTTAGTGCTGCGCCCGGTGAGTCATATCGAAACGACCCGGTCAGATTGATTCCGGTGCTATTGACCGAACCAAGAGTCATGCTTCTAACAGGAGAAGACGGATTCTTGTTTCGGATGATTCCCGGCTTGAACAGAAGGTTATCGCCGGCAGTATTTGTCGCTCTTGACATTGTTTAGTCCCGTACCGTAAAGATGGCGTCTCGATTTCGAACGAGGTAGCTGCTTCCCCTCTCAACAACATAGAAGTCAAACGCATACGACCTTCCCGGAATCAGCGCCTGCATCTTGAAATCAAAGAACATGCCATCAGCATCTGTTGAAACTCGTGTTGTGTCGTTTGTGGTGTCATAAGGAAGAATCACTTTTTCGGTCACCCTGTCAACAACCTGGTAGTAGACCTTGTCAAAGATCACAGGCTTTCTTTTCCACGCGATCTTCACCGGGGCTTCGTTCTCAGCAGTCAGATCTCGCCCAAATAAACGTATCTTGACGGTGTCACTCTTGTTGTATGAGGGTTGGGCATTGGTTATAACCAGCTGGGGATCTCGCGAGATAAACTCTCCGGAATCTCGGGCTGCTCGCCTGATAGTGAGGCTTCCCGTGTGGTACGCCACTGAGTAGTCGAGGGATTTCCAATATGTAACAAACTCAACCTCCCCTTTATCAGAAATCAATTTTGCCAAAGTCTGGGACCCTTTGTGAAATGTTGTAACATCTGACGGGATGGCAAAGGATGCTGAGTAAACACCTGTCGCGGCTCCGGCGTCCGTTCCTTGTGTATGCTGGCTTCCTGTCACAGAGAACGTGTAGTCCCCTTTCTTGAGATCTAAAATCAAGCTGTTGGCGCCGGTGATTGATGTCAAAGCAGACCCGCTAACAAGATTTGAAAGTGATGATCGATCGTAACTTCTCAAAAACAGCGTTCCGCTGGAGTCAAAACAGAAGTTTTGATGATTGTCCTGGATCGTGTCATCGAACCTTACCACAATTCGCGGACGAAGGAAAGGATTACCTACATGCCTAGATGCAAACCTCTTTACGAATCGCGACTTCGTGTCAGTCTCTTGCGACCCAGTGAACGATAACCTAAGCCCCTTGTCAAGAATCTGTGATGCAACTGTGGCAGATACTAGAGTTGTGATGTCTATTGCAAGATCCTCTGTGCCCTCTGTGAATGTTTGAGTCTTTTCAAATGATACGACTCCGTCTCCATCATTCAGGTTTCCAGACGTGATGTAGTCAAGGTTGGTGGATGCAAGCAGGCCGCCTGCGTTGGCGCCAGTGGCAAACCAAATATTGTTCTGTGTGGTGTATGAAGCTGTTACGAAGTTGGCGACATCAACGTCGTTGAACTTGCCTGTATCAATTCCGACACCTTCATCAAACGACTGCGACAACGGAAACACCGACAATGTGAAACCCTTGGGAACAGCATGTCCTGTCATGATGTCTTTCATTTCTAACGTGGCAGAAAATCGGGAGCTATTGATGTCCAAAATGGTGGCTGTTAGAGCAGTGATGGGAGAAAAATCGAATTTTATCAGGCCGCGGGACAGCTCCGTCTGGCTTCCTGTGCCACTTAGTTTCGTTTCGTCATAAAGCTTGAAAAGATCGATCGTCGACGCATTGCCCACGTTAGCATCAGTTACCTTTATGCCACTATCGATGATCTTGTCAGTTATGTATGTATCAGCACTCGCTGTGCAAATAATGATCATGGTGTTTGTCCTAGAATGCTGTTCCTATGATATCAAATTCAGGATATCGGAGCTCAAAAATTGAGCCTCGATTGGGCTGAATCAGTCCTTTTGTCTGGCTTTGTTTGAAATCAAACGTTGTTGAGTTGTATTTTCGCCCTTCGAGAGTCGAGGATCTTGGAAACACCTGCAGATCGATTAGCGAAATCACGAAATCCGTGTTGATAATAATGTTGACAATGTCATCTACAATGATGGGCTGATCTACATTGAAGAACTTTCGATCCATTGCATTGGCTATTCGAGAATTGATGTTCTGAATTACCTGTGACTTGTTGGCGTTTTCCGAGACATACACGCTGTACTTGATTCCGAAATTAACAACGCGCACATCAAGAACATCGATAGCATCTCCTACAAGTCGCAATTCATTCAAGTATGTTCGGATATTCTTTTTGAGGGAGTCTGGCGACATTACCAGATTTCCTAAGCTGTCCAGCGATATCACATAGAGAACAACAGACATTGGATTTACCGGATTGTCCGAGATGGCTGCCCGATAAACCCTTCCAAACTCATTTGGCATCGTGTATATTCTTGCCAAAAGATCTTCACGAGAAACCACCCTGCGCTGGGCTTTTCGGGCCGATGTTATCAAAGTCTTCAGTTCGTCCAGTGAAGGTGCTGACGATCCACCTGCAGCTGATTCGGGATTTGTTACCTGCATTGATTGACGAACCAAAAGGCTGTCAGCTGCTGTTGGACTTCTCCTAAATGATAACGACAGTATATCAAGCTGCTGAATCTGATCGGATGACACATTATGATCCTGGCCGCCGCCGTATCGATATCGAATTGTCAATGTTGTTCCGGTGGGAGAGATTCCAAGGGTTTGTGTTTGCAGTAATGACTGTGGGTCGATACTGAATTTCGTTACAACTGTCTTTCCAAACAAGCTCAGCGATAGATCACTCGGGTCTGGAACAATGTCATCATCCAGCGTGCTGGCATTTCCGGATCCAAAACGGAGAGTTGTAAGCTGAGATGTTGGGTCATATCTCCTGATGTATCGATATGGGGCTGCAATCACACTCATGTGGCTTGGAACGTCAATATAGTCAGAATCAGGATTTTTGATCTTCAAGAATATTGTGTCTTCACTAAGTGATGTGACCTCATAGTATGTGTTGAGCTCTGTGTCGGCTACAGACAGAATAGCAGAAATATGCTTTTCAGCCAATTCAATCTCTCGGAATGCCTCGAATATGCTAGACGCCTCAATGTTTTGTGTTTTTTCCTCGCCGCTGATGGCAACAACAAAACGAGAAGCATAGAATGTCGCGGGGCTTCCGTCGGAGTTGCTTGAAGCTACAATAAAACTGGCAAGGAAGTTACCATCAATGTCCTGCTCAGAAAAATCCATATCCTCAATTGTAGTGAAGGTGATCCCGGAGAATGAAGAAACTTGGGTTCCAGCCAGAATGACAGGCATCGCTGATCTCTTCGGGAGATACACACCCGAGATGCTCTCAGACGGAATTGTGATCTGGAATTTAAGAGTCACTGTTGCTGGTGATCTTCCTCTTATCTCTACACCTGCATTTCTGAGGTGTGTGATGATGTTTTCTGGTTCAACGGCCCGTGATGGATCCAACTCTCGAAAAGCATGATCCAGATAGTAGCTTAGCGAATCTCCAGCCGTAGCTACGAAGTCGAGGAACATGCCTCCAACAGATGGCTCAGAGAAATCCTGGATCTTGTCCGGAAAGTATGTTCGTGCTGTATCTAGAAGCTGTGATCTGATTGACTCAAAATCCCGAGCGGTGAAAGACCGGTTCATCTCCTTCTTGATTTTTTTCTTGATGTGATTTGTCATTTATCCCGCCGTGAAAATTATGACCGCCATGGACTGATTTGTCAGACCAAGTGACGGAACTGAGTATGTAATCTTAATTTGACTTTGAATTACATTATCATCGTCTGACCTCTCGATGCTGGGTTCGAAATCCTCCAAACTAACGTATGGCATGTACTTCTCCACAGCCAGCAAGATCCTTCTTGCAGCCTCAGCGTCAGTATCCTCAGCCGTCATTTCAAGGGCCAAGGGCTTGAGGTTTGCGCCGAAGTCTCCCAACATCAGCCTTTCGCCATGGTTGGTCACAAGCAAGTTTCGGAGGTTGTCCCTAATCTGATTGCCTAGCTTGTAAGACATGTCAAACATTGAGTTTTTACTGTCAGCAAACGAAATGGGAGTTTTGATCCCGATCGGACTGACGACAACCACGTCATCAACATTCTCATCATAGGCTGCTTGTGATTGGCCCACTGACTTAAAATCGTATGTTTTTTTGACTTGTGACACGTTCTACCTCGCACTTAAATATCGACGAATCAAAGTCAGGGCTAAGATAGAAATCCTGATCCCTTTCCTGTTCCCGGTGAACTGAATGAGGGCAAAGGAACGGGAGGTGCAGTTAGGGTCATATATCCAATAATAGGAACACCACCAACAAGGACAAGGTCTGTTTTGACTTCTGCTGTTAACATGAACTTGTGTATTCCCGACTTGATATCTCCAGCCAGCGTCGAGACAATAGTGTTGAAATCCGCCCCGTCTTGCAATCCATTGTCGCGGGCTTTTTTTAGAGCAGTTTCAATATCGGACCGAAGAGCGTCAACATCCCCTGCCTTGAACGATATGCTGCCCAGTCCTGTTGCAATCCCGGGTGCTGTGTAGCTTCCAACGCCAAACGGTCCGGATGCTGTTTGGCCGGGTAAGATGCTATCATTTGTTATGACCTGCGCTGTCTCCGCATACCCATGAATAGCTTTGCTCATGTCATCGGAGAGGGATGCTATTATCTGGTCGCTATTTGCACCCTTTTCAATTCCGTCATTACGGGCCTTGATGTAGGCTTTTTTGAGATCACTTATGAGGATTGGAAATCCAGCTACTAGTGGCATTGTTCTTAAAGAAGGTTACCTGTTCCGGTTCCCTTCCCCTCCACACTAGTCACTCCGGTTCCCGGTATATCAGTCTGTCCTGCATCCGAAGTGTCCTGTGTTGTTACAAGTGCTTGCAACGAATATGAATGAATGGCTGTTGCAATCCCCAGAGCCAACTCTGTGATTATGATGTCTGACGTTTTGTTGCCGCTCGAGCCATCTCCTTGAGCAGTCTGGTACGCTGATCGAATATCTGTTTCAAGTGATGGTGCAGCTGACGACAAGGGCATATTATTCTCCGAAGATCCTCTCTGACTTGACTGTCTCAATGTTCTTTTTGAGCTTGCTGGCTATTTTTGTCTTCATATCTACCGCAGCTTTGTTTAGCTGGGGCGAAGGAGCTCCAAATCCAGGTGTTACGTGTGTCAAAACAGTGTCACAAAATGCTGACAATGTATCCATCGTTTCTTTCCATAAGTCTTCCATCTCTTTGTACTTGATGTATGGTTGAGAATTTCCCGGGCCTTGTCCTCCACCTGCACCTCCATCATCAGCAGTTCGACCAAGAAAAATCTTGGTTCCGCTAATCTGTATTGTTCCATCCGACTCTATTGTGATCGTTGCCAAGTCTTCGCTTGTATTTCCCTCTTTGACAATACGAATAGTCCCAGCAGCAGTTTCAAAATTTTCAGGCAGGTTACCATCAGTTGCCTGTAGCGGCAGCTTCCTAGCTACAATTCTGATGTGGTCTGACTTTATCGCGATGGCCGGTCCGATCTTCGGTTCGCTTTGGGTCTCAAACCCAGTTGCAACAATCCTGTCTAGACCCAATCGCTTATCAACGTGGGTGTTTGATGAAACGTAGATCCGAGATGCATCGACCAGAAAGTCCGGATCGCCCTCAGCAGGATTTGTTTTTGGGTTGCCAGGTTTTGGCGGAGCCTCTCCATCGATCACTAGATCATTGTTCAAGTCTTGTGTCGATCCTGGATCCTTATCTGTCTCAAACTTTCCAAATGAATTGGCTGCGACAAATGGCTGCGTACTATTCACTACTCCGGAAAAAGCCCTGGATCTGTCTCTATTAGTTTCCTCGTCCGGAGGATTGAAATAGCGGCCGCGGCCCGTTACAACATCAATGCTTCCAGCCGATGTTTCCAAAGGAGATTCCGTCGATGCGTTTGACTTCTCTGGATTTGCCGGTCTATCAGAAACATCCCATCCTCTATCTGTTCCCAATATGATGGCCGAGTTATTGGACCCCTGGATGACCATATCGCCAGGTCTTTTTGTGAATCTAGGGACAGGTTCTAGGGCAAAACTCTTTGCTTCGACAGATCCATTGATCAAATTCTGGAGTGCATCACTTTCTCCCAGTATCAATTGTTGATCCTCAGAACCGTTCGGGAATCCCAAAACTCTGTCAGGCGGGAGTGATCCTGATTGGGTTATCCAGTACACCCGAGAGAAAGGAGAAAAATTAACATCCTCTACGGGAAGAACGTCCGACACCCTTGAGATCCAGTACATTTGATCCCGATCAGATTCAGACAAAGCCTTTTGCCTAAAGATCCACACTTGCTCGCCTGGCTTTACCGGAAGAACAAAGTGAGAAGAGAAAAACGGAAAGCAAACAATGTCGGAAGTCTCAGATAAACGATTGCCAGTAGTTAACAAGCGACACACAAGAGAGTTTCGGGGTGCCAAGACAAATGCGGGCTTTTGAGACTCCAGTAGTGTCTCCGGTGGATCGCTTCGAATCGACACATCACAAATTGTGTCAATCACCACAGCCTTTTCGAAAAGGTTGGTAGACCTCAGGGCAACAACATCAGGATCTTTTTCCGAACCTTCGCTGCTTCCCTGTGACCCAAATATTCCTGCCTTCGTCATTAGTCTTGTTCCTCAATCTTCGAGAAGATGTCGTCTGAGTCTATTGTCAATTTTCTTTCAACTTCTTTTGCAACAATTTGTGCTAAAGTCAAGAGTTGTTCATTTGACTTAGACATCCTTTCCAGGTACTTCACCAAAATGGGTCCCATTGACGCGTGATCTGAACTGGATGACCCCAGCAAAGTAAATGCTTGGGTGAAAAGAGCAGAAGCAATTGTTCGATCACCTGAAGCGTTATCATAGATCTCGACCCACAATGACATCTTTTGTGGATCAGCGCCACTTAGTTCCTGCATGACCTCTTTGAATGATTCGATTCTTTTTTTGGAGCGCTTGTTTTTCTCTAGCAGTTTTTCAATCTTCTTGGCGTCAGTTGCTTTCATTTTCGATCCTTGCCTCCTCTGCCAAGATCTGGGCATATGCCTTTCGGATCTTGCTCATCGACTTCGTCACAATCTTCTTTTCCATGCCGGAGATCTCAACTAAGTAGACATAGATCGATTGTTTGTTAATGAAATCTAGCTCTTCTACAGAATCAAACAGCTTTTCGACGGCATCCATTACGCGCAGGTCCTTCGCATCAGACAAAAACGTTCGTATTCTCTTGACCCGAGCGACTTGTTCAGCCCTCTTCTCTCGGTCGAGCATCATTTCTTCGGTCGATGGAAGCTCAATGTATGAAGAGAGTTGCTTTTGTGTATCTCGACTGAGGTTTTCTGCATCACTCAGATACACATGCTTGTAGTACTTCTTTCGATGGCTGTTGGTTGCATTAATCAAGAAGTTCTTTGCAACAACATTGAAGTACGAAAAAGCCTTCGACCCCTTGTTTGGGTCCCACTTATGAAGGGAGTTGTAGAGAGAGAAATTGCACTCCTCAATTAACTCTGCTGTTGACATCAAAGGAGACTTGAACCCATAGACGTAAATCAGGCTTTCAGATAGCTTCGACACCGCCGGCAAAATACTTTTCCCGTAAATGAGTTCTCGCTGTCGGGTGTCTTCAGCGCCCAAAAATGCCAAAATAGCAACTTCGGTGTTCTTGTCAAAATACAAAACACTCTTTTGCCCGGGCTTTCGCTTAATTCTCTTTCTCTTTTTCTTTACTGTCATTCTTGTTCCCCGCTCATCTCTTCCACGTCCACAATATTCTGAGTGAGCGAGAGAGCAACAGAGTGAAGAGAATCCCTAACTGCCTTGATATCTTTGACGACTTGCCTCACTTCTGGGCTGTCAAAAAAGAGAGGCCGACTCAGAACCTCTGCCATTTTTTCATACTTGTCATCAATAACGTCTAGACATTCTTCTATCGTGTCTTCCATCCGCAGGATGATTACTCCAAGCTTGAAGTTTTTGTACAGCGAAAACCCGAGGGCTGCTGTCAGGCAAACTATGATGATCGATGATGCCATGCTATTTCTCCATTGACCCACGAATAACGCTTTCGTACTTTCCGAATATGGTTTCTAGACTGTGGGTTTTCCTGATTTTCTTTGCCAGGGTTTTTGCGGACTCTCGATAAATGTCTCGATCGCGGAGCACCTTGGCCATCTTCTTTTTGAAGTTTCCTTCTCTCGCTTCAGCCCACTTAGCACGGGTAGTAAATATGTTCTTGTCAACTCGAGATGCAGGAATTTGGTACAGATCATACTTGACCCTCAGGAAACTATCTCCCTCTAAATATTCAGTGTATGCAGACCAGTCTGTTGCCACAATGGGAAGGCCGGCTACGGCAGCCTCGACCATTGGGAGTCCAAATCCTTCTCCGCGAGTAGCAGATAACAGAGCAGTTAGTTTTGGGCTCTTGTAGAGATTCGTCATCTCTTGACGTGTCATCGATCCATGCAGCATATAGATCTTGGGAGGATTCTTTACCTTGACACCTTTCACAACTTGCGTGAGAGTTTTTCTGACCAGCTCTCTGTCAATACTAGTTTCTCGGCCCTTGGTTGTCTTGACAACCAGTCCAACGTCGTCTGACTCATGAAACGTCTCTAGGAACCACCTGATGCTGGCAACCAGATTTTTTCTGTCTGCTGCTGGGTCATCGCTGACCATCGTTCCGATTATGAGGAAATTGTTAGATGTGGGAAGTGATTGCAATGGATCATCAGTTGGATCTTCTAAGATTTCTTCAAAATAGCCTTCCGGAACAACAACGATGGGTGTCTTTTCTCTTCCGGTCGACGAAGCCTGGAGTCCCATTTTTGCATGGGTGCTAGGCACTATTACCAAATCCATCTTTTCTCGATGAGTGGTTGCCCACTCAATGGAACATCTATCTGTCTCAACGCCGGCTGTTACTCCAATGTTGAAATGTCCCAAGCCCGGGTCCCATTCATTGGGAAGCTGGACCTGGATTGTAATGTCGAACTTCTCTTTTCCGGGAACTGACTTTTCCATTATTCGGCCATAGATACCGTTCTCGAAGTCGCTATTGACACACCACGGAGTAATTCCCCAGCCAAGAACTTGTGTTGACAGGTTCCAGTCTTTCTGGGATTCACAGAATTGAAATATCTGCCTCGAATGAACTCCATACCCAGACATACTCAGTAGGGGCGCTCGCAATAGCACTGTTTTCATTATCCGATCTCCTCAATCACAAACTTTCCATCTGTCTTCCAGTTTTCACACAGGTCCCAAAGGGTGTCATGCCACAAGTTCACTGTTGTATCCAGGTTGAACTCTGAGAGCACGTAATTTCTAGCCTTAGTACCCAATTCCTTTCGCTTTTCAGGGCCACACGCATACATCTGGTGTAATGCACGGGCGGTTGTAGCGTTACTAACGTAGTCCTCGTAAATGTATGGAACTAATTGCGAGCCAACCATCGATTGCATCTCAACAGGAAGAGCAATTCCGTTCTCAGACCCGTCTCTGTGATCTACAACTTGACGTGTTAAACCTCCGGTTTTGATTGCAATGACCGGTTTCCCAACCTGCATCGCCTCTAGCGTGGCCAGACCAAAGCCTTCTGCATATGCTATGTTGATGCAGCAATCTGATATGTTGTGTAAGATGTTCATCTTCTCAAACTCTACTCTCTGATTTGAGAAAACAACGCTGTCAATGATTCCCAGTCGTTCAACGATAGCCAGGAGATTGGGCCCCTCTTGGTCAACTGGATCGGTATGCATCAGAAGGGTCGCATCAGATTTTCCTTCCGATTCGAGCTTTTTCATGAAGAGTGACCATGACTCTAAAACATCGGCCGGCCTTTTCCTTCGGGCATTTCGGTTGACCCAAAAAACAACAAAGTGATCCTTTCTTTCCGGACCCAAAATTTGAATCTTAGAGTCTCGAATGGCTGTTGGTGTCATTGGAAAGAAAAGCTCGGCTGGCAGAGCATGAGGAACGAAGTTGGCCTTTCCCGGAACTATCTCGTTGACCATCTCATACGTGAGATGACTATGGCAGTTGACCAGATCAGTGGCTTCGTAGAGAACTCGGTTGTATTCCGGCGCGGGTCTGTTGTCCCAGACGTGCCAGTATGCAATCGGGCAAATCTTGTTGATCTCGTCATGCATCTCCCAGATATAGATGAAAAACCTGGGATCTGTGAAGAGGAACAGGACATCTGGCTTTTCAGCCGCCAGCGTCTGAAGCAGCATTTCTCTGTTTCCAAACCCGTCAATTGGCTTGATAACAAAGTCCTCGTTGACCACGATCGGATCGTAATTGTCGTGCTTCATAGCCGCGCCAAACTGGCGAATTGACCAGCACCCCTTCTTCAAAAGACCGTTGATGAGAAATCGACTCTGACACCCAACCCCGCTCGTAGAAAGAGCGTGATCCGATAACATGAGGATCTTCTTTTTGTTAGTATTCATTGAAACTATACTATTACGGGCGAGCGCAACAGTAAACGTCTAAATGATTAGATCTTGCAGTTGTCGGTGCCAGCAAACTCACAAAATCTGCAGCTATATCGATTCTTGAGTGCCATTCCGCGATCCATCAACCGGATCATGCTGGACACCTTCTTCTTAGCTCTTTCCATCATCTTTGGTCCAGATGATACCTCAACAATGTCCACCGATTTTCTGGGTTTTCCGGACTTCATGGGCTGAACATCTCGCTTCAGGAGAACGAAAGCGGCCTGGACTTTTGATGATGGCAGGCCTGTCTTTTTCATCCAGTAGATCTTGTAGAGGATGATCTGGAATTGTGTTAGCTCATCCTTCTTTTTGTCTGATCTCCAACCGGCTGGACCAGATGTTTTCCAATCGATGACAACATTCTTTCCGCTCGGGAGTTCAAGAACGCAGTCGATGAATCCCTTGAAGTGGCCAACCTCTCCTTCAATCGGGCTGTAGATTCGATACTCTGCAGACAAAGGCTTCCAGCCCGGCCAGGTCTCATCAAGAAACTCCGGAAGCCCGGTCAAGGCATTCTTCGCCGAATCCAGCCAACCTTGCAAATGAACATGCTTGTACTTCCAGTCTTGACTCAGTGCACGGGCTGTCTGGGCTTTGATGAATTCGGGTGTATCAAACCCATTCTTTTTCCACGCAGCTCGTATCTTTTTGTACACTGCCTCCAGATCGATTGTTCTGGTTTTCAAAAATCCTTCGGCAGCTTCATGAACAATGGTTCCGTAATCAAGATAGGGACTGATGTCGTTTTCTTTCTTCTTCTCGATGTACAACAACTTGTGTCGCCACGGGCAAGAAGCCCAGGTGCTAACCTCTGAATATGAAACGTGCGGCTTTCCATTTTTCAGAAGGGGTAGGGACTTGTCTATTGCTGGTTCTTTTCTCATCAAGCTTATTGTATCAGGTTTAGACACAATTTACACGTCAGATCTCTGACACCGCTCGACCGGTCAATTTTTCCCAATCCTTTTGAGGGCGGACCTCGAGATTCTTCTCCCAGACAGCCGACATCACTTTCGGATCGATGCCCAATTGACGGGCAACAAAGATGAGTGCATTGAGATCTTTCACAAAACAGCTTCCGCCAAATCCAAAAACAGCTTCGCCAGTATCATCTGACGGCATTGGTCCCGGGACCTTCCAGTGGGACTTTCCGAGGCGCTCGTCTCGAGTTGCAACCTCAATGACTTCATCGTAGTCGATGCCGAAACCCTTTTCATCAAGGGCAGTGCAGACCTGATACAACTCATTTGCCAGGGAAACCTTGGCAGCAAGATGTATGTTTGTCACATACTTGACCATCTCAGCAGTGGTTGAAGTTGTTTTGACAATGGGAACATTTGGGAAGTATCGCTGGTACAGATTTCGGACCTTGTTGATCTGCGGCCGGTCGCCACCCAGAACAATTCGGTCTTGATCTCTCATATCTTCCAGAGCTGTTGCTTCGCGAAGAAACTCCGGGTTGAAAATCACTGACAGGGACTTACCGTATTTGATATTCCACAGACGAGTATAGCCGGGCGGAACTGTTGATTTGATGACAGCAATTCTTTCCGAGTCCTCTGTCGCCAATTCGCTCAAAACGGAGTCCAAAATTGAAAGATCAGCAAACCCATCGGGCTTCATCGGAGTGGGCAGACACAAAAAGAAGATGCCTGAGAATGACGGATTCAGTTCACAAGACTTGGCAAACTCCTTTGTGGAGTATTGTGGCTGCGACTTGATGTAGCTTTTGTACAGCTGTTGGGATCTTGGGTCCACGCCGCCTGGAGAAACCTTGTCGGACTTATCATACACAAGTACCCTGGCGCCCTTCTCGGAAAAGACTGTCGTGAGCGATCCGCCCACAAATCCTTGTCCAATTACTGCTATAGATTTCATTTACTCCTCCTTTAGATTCTTGCAAAACTCTGCAACGTATTCTGGCAAGCTTCTTTCCGGTTGCCAGGATGTATGATCAGCTATCAAGGATGCGTCAGCAAGTGTATTACGAGCTTCGCCTGGCCTCTTTGGCAAATATATCTTGGTGCCGCCGAACATATCGGCGAGCTGGTTGATGGAGTAGTTAACTCCGGTTCCGATATTGAAAATCCAAGTGCTGTCGTTTTCACTCCAATCCTTTTCTCCAAGTGCAGCAAATCCCTTGACAATGTCGTACACATGAGTGAAGTCGCGGCGTTGCTCTCCGTCATCAGTTACAGTCAAAGGCTCACCCCGGGTCGTCTGGCCTTCAAATATCGCTACGATTGTAGCCCATTTTCCAGTTGTTGGCTGGCGGGCTCCATACACATTGAAGAATCTGGCGGCCACAGTACTGACCCCGAAAACCTCATGATAAAGTTGACACACTTGTTCGCCTGTGTATTTTGCAAAAGCGTACGGATTCAAAAACGGGCCCGCGTATGCAGACGATGATCCGGCATAGACAATCCGGCATTTCAGTTTTCGGGCCAGTTCACACACTGCGGCCGTTCCCATGATGTCATTTGACAAATACTCCAGCGGAATCTCAAATGAGGGCTGGATTCGAGCAAATGCTGCCAAGTGATAGATGACATCATAGTCTGGATGATCGTGATCACAGATTTGTCGAACATCATTTTTCGTATAGCACACGTCGCTTCTCATGTATTTTTCTGATGATGACTCAGTGCTAAGATTGTCCCACACATATACTGCGTGTCCCAAATCCCTCAGATGATCAACCAGATGGGATCCAATGAATCCCAGACCTCCTGTAACTAACACTTTCATGAATCCTCCGTCTACAGCTGTTGAATCAGCTCCCTGTACTTTTCATATCCCGCCGGAAGAACCAGATCTTCAACCACTGGAACTGATGGCGTAGCAAGGGTTACATCCTCGTTGATTGATGCCGGCGGCAATACTTGCTCGGCGATGCCAACAGATCGTGACACCATCGGAATGTTCAGTAAGCCACACTCCACAAAAGACTGTGGGCCGCCTTCGAACCTAGCAGTAACTGGATACAAGTCAAGAGTCTGATACAGTTCGTTTAGAGTTGGCTGTTCTGCCATTTCGAAATAGGTGTAAAGAATCCCAGCGCTTTCGAGTCTTGAAATGATGTATTGGCGGCGCCAGCCACCCAAAACAACATGAAGATCCTTATCTTTCTGCCAGACTTCCAGAGCATCGGCCAAAATGTCCGGACCCTTTTCCAACTTGGGTGATACAAGATCATGCCCCTCTGTGTCTCTTTGAAACGATCCGACTAAAAAGGCGTTTGCCGGAAGTCCATGCTTTTTCCTGAGGTTTTGTTTGCTATCTGTTTGTTTCCAGATTTTTTGATTGGCCCAGAACGGGAACATAACGATGGGTTTGTTCGTTAGCTGGGCCACATGAATACGCGTATGTGAATTCGGAACATGATAGACGTCAGTAAACCTATCACGATCGTTAAACTCGGCGACCTCGTGAGGCCCAAACTTTTCTGGAACTAAGTGATGGATGGTTGTTATAACACGTTTGGAAGCAAGAATGCTCGGATCAATTTTTCGATAACACCAGTCTGCAAGAAGCCATACAACGTCGGATTCATGTGGATTGAGTACACTGATATCTTCATTGTCTTGATTCCACTCAGCGACAAACCGATCTACGATCCAGTTTTCCCCGGGAGCCAAGACGAAAACTTTTCTCATTGGGTCACCTCTTTCTTTTTCGAGATCAAGATTTTCTCAGAGCTGATGTACAAATCGTCGATATCTGTTCCCAGGAAGCAGTTCAATGCATGCCCTGGCGTTTCACAAATTGGTTCTCGGTCATTAAAGCTGGTGTTCAACAGTATGGGAACTCCGGTCTTTTCTTCCCACTTTTTCAGCAAGCTATAGTACCACGGATTGTCCTTCTCGGATACTGTTTGTAGCCGGGCAGATCCATCATGGTGACAGATTGCTGGAACTTGATCCTGCTTATCATCACGAATAGGCATCACATACTGCATGTATGGGCTGTTAACATCGTGGGTGAACCAATCAGTCACCTTTTCTCGCAAAATTGATGGTGCAAAGGGCCGGAACCACTGGCGATGCTTGACCTTCAAGTTGACAATATTTTTCATCTCAGGATTTCGTGGGTCTGCTAGAATACTTCGATTGCCAAGGGCGCGGCGGCCAGACTCAGATCCCTCGTTGAAAACAGAAACGATGTGTCCCTTCTCCAGGAGGTTACAGACGTCATCAATCTCAACATTGAACTTTGTGTGCATCCCGCTGGTCATAACGCAATCTAAGAATCCCTCATCAATCGGCCAGGTTTCCCCAAGATAGGGAGAGCAATTGTCTTCCCATGCAATTCTTGGGTTCCTTAGCACTGAATGATACACATACTGTGCTGCACCAATACTGAGGCCTCCATCGTACGGGACGGGTGGGATGTATACATTCCATCCCATGTCAGTATACTTTCGGTAGAGTTGACCCATTGCAACTGAGTTTAGGGCAACCCCTCCTGATGTGCAGATGTTCTTCTGTCCGGTCCAGGAGCTGGTGGCGAGTGTTACAAACTCATCTAAGAGTCGCTCTGTTGCGGCTTGAAGGCCTGCTGCCAAGTCAAAGAGATTCTTTTCGTTTTCGTCTGCCAGCTTTGCCCATCGATCAAGATACGGATGGGTTGGATCTTTTCCGGCGACGTATGCTCCGATGGGCTGTGTGGGCGGCTTCATTCCGGCGGGTATCACATCAGCTGTTAGCATTTTGTAGAAGTCATCGGAAAATCGGGTCGGGTCTCCGAAAGCAGCCATTGCCATGATGGTCCCTTCTTGACCCCCAAGTGGCCAGCCATTCTGGAGCTTGAAAACGTAACGAGTCACTCTTGACCAAACACCGCCAATGTTGATGGCACGTGGGCTGAAGTAACATCGATTTTGTACGTCTAGTCCTTCACCGCTCCAAACTGCCATGGCGGACTCGACTCCCTCCTTGTTCTCAACACCGCCGCCGTCAATTGTAAAAATAAGAGCTTCTTCAAAATCAGAGGAAAAGAAGGCGTTGCATGCATGAGCAGCATGGTGAGGAACCACTGTTATGTTTCCGCCGTTCTTAGATACAGCTTGCCGAACAGACTCTAGGCTTTCCTGGAATTTTTCATACTTTTGCACCGGATACACGATTGCAAGCTCAGAGATGCTTTCATAATCCGGATATCGCTCCATCAGAAACTTTAGTGAATCACTTGGTGCACACTTTTCCCGAGAGTACCTTTCAAACTCCGCGTGAATAACGGGCTTTCCGTCATGGAGAACCACAAACGAAGAATCGTGACCTGACCAGCATCCTGCTATTTTCTGAACCATGTTACTCTCTTGTGTTGACATCTAGATCAACGATAATTCCTTCCCAATCCAGCAAAGCCTCGAAGCTTGTGTTTCCAAACTGTGTTCCTGGCGGTAGCCCAATGTAGTGAATCGAAAACGGCGTTGCAGTTTTTGACAGAGAAGCCATCCACTTTTTGACGGCAGCTCTAACCTCTTCGAAAGCTCCAAAATCATCAAACACAAATGTCTTGACCCCACACTGTAAGGCAGATTCAATGTCGTAGCTGACACAATCTTCAGTATGAACTGCATCAATTATTGCCAGATCAAACTCTCGGGTTGACATAGCTTCTCGAAACTCCGGATCATACAGATCGTGATTCAATGCCTCAACGTTGTCGAACCCAAGATTTTCAATTGCCTCACAGTTTTCTGGCCTAAAATCGATTGAAACAAGCTTTGAAACAAGAGGGGCAATCACACATGTTGTATGACCCTGGGCACCACCAATCTCGAGAAGATGCTTCTTAGGTTTGCCTGTCAAATATTGCATCAGCCCTATTTTCCACATTCGAGACGTTGTGGTTTTCCACTCAAACTTATCAGGAACAGTGATCAGCTTCTGGCATGCAGCGTTGATATCAGATGGTGTTACGTCGTGTGTCATCATGACATTATCCTATGAAAGAATGTGAAAATGTAACCCTACTTTCTCCCAAAGGCATCAATGTATAGATCTGCTATCAAATCAATTTCAAGGAAGTCGTTCTCAACTCGAATCTCGGGAAGCTCGAATCCTGATAGCTCCAGTTTGTATGGGTTGTCGTAATCTGTTAGTTCGAACCGATATGGAGTTGTTTCCGGCAAGACAACACCGTTTCCCTTTACAATCTCCTGGGTCCCGCCGGAGTCGGTGCAAATGACCGGACAGTTCTGTGAAATAGCTTCCACAACTGTATTTGGGCAATGATCCAACCATGCAAGATGAATCATCCAGTCGGCGGCTGAGTATATCTGCATCATGATATCCCATGGAAGATTTCCTGTGTAGAAAACTCCGGGAGTTGGTTTTGTGTAATCTGGACTGCCTCCCATTACAAGCAAACAAGAAGACGGATATGTCTGCTTGAGCAGTGAGAAAAGCTCGATGTTCTCTTGAAGCCTTTTCTGTCGGTGCCAATTAGCAGCACAAACAAACACTTTTTCGTATTTTTGTCGTAGGCCTAGAATGTCTGGGTTTGTTACTTCGACCCGCGCAAGATCAATTCCGTTTCGAATGATTGATCCTTTTTTGGGTCCCCAGTGATGACAGATCATTCCTTTGTCAAACTCCGACTGCCAGATCACGTGGTCAGCCAGATCGTATGTTCTTTTGATGCCTGAGTTATGAGACAAAAACTCCTCAGGCTTGAACCAAATCCCGTCTAGACGAGTAAAGAGTTTCGATTTTGGGGACTTTTGGTTGATTTGCTCAATAAAAGCAAGATGAATGTCGGCCTCAGCTGGGTCTGGAACGATCACACATCCTTTCTGCTTCAAAACGGGAGCCACCCGAGAAGCAAACGAATTAGGCCCAGATCTGCTATTGAAGTTCACATTATCGAAAAAGATGTTCATGTCAGTACCGCGTAAATGTAATTGAGCTTCCTCAGAATTGCTAGACGAATCTCATCATCAAATTTGTCATTACCCAGGCGGGCCACAATGCTCTTGAATTCCGGGGTCGAAAAAACGTAGTGGCCACAAACAGAAGTAATCCTTTCTCTCTCAGCCTCCGGCTCAATCCATTTCGTCCATGTCCCAGACCTTATGCACAATTCGATAAACTCTTCACGAAGATCGGGCTTGGCAGTGAGAAGCTCCAAAACCCGCTTTGTCTCCGTCAAGCCCAGTTCCGGAGCAATATTGAAAGAGTCGACGCCAGCTTTCCTTCTCTGCACAAACTCCTCAACACTCAAATAATCAGAGTTGTGCTCCTTCGTTTTGAGCCCAAATGAATGACAAATCGTTGCCATCTCCCTAGACCTTACAGCATCAAATTCTCCGTCATTTCCATCTGCTCGAACTCGAGTTCCCGACTGAATCACACAGTAAACGATCTTTTTGAAATCAGCAGGCGACAAATCTCTAGTCAGAATATCCAAAAATCGACGCAAATCAGATGCTGTGTATGGAAAAATTGCCTCCTCAGTTCCTACCTCGAAGTGACATTCATTATCATCTAGCAGACACCTTTCCACAAGCTTAATGGTCATAGCGGCTGCATCTTCAATATTTGAAGCGATCTTCCATGGATCGACATGAATAAACTTCACCCCTGCTTTGATGTCGGACAGAATGCTTTCTACTCCGTCATCTCCTGTCTTTCCCTGTGCCGGGCCGGCATGATCCCTTAGAACAAGAGTTTCTCCGACGTACTTCTGAAAATCCTGGGTTGACCAATTGTTGACATACCCGCACCCCAGAGACTTCGCCTCAATCTGGCGGCGGGATGGTATGAATCCAAAATAGTCCCCATGAGATCTGTTGAACTCGAGAACAGTGTCGACGACGTTTTTTGTCATCGGTCCCAGAAAAAATTGTCGATGAAACATGTTACCTCATTTGCATGGCAAGGTGGAGATTGTATTTTCCAAATGAAAAGAGAAACTTGTCAAGTGGGTGTTCATGGAGTGGCGACATGTTGAGCCAGATGATTGCTGTCAAAACATCAACCTTTGCCTGATCGAAGAAGTTTTGGTTGATGAATTGTCGCAAAATGTCCTTGCACTCCAGAAGACGACTGTTGCAAGCCAGATCACAAATGAAATCATCTCCGTGGGTCTCTGCCCTAAACATTCCTGTATTGACCAGATCGTGATTGAATGTAAGATTGTGATTAAGCTTGGCCAGATCGTAATAGACATCACCAACATCCAAACTACCAGCAAAATCCTGTCGCCAGTCAATCAAAGAAAACGATCCGGGTGTCTTTATCACGTTGTCAAGAATCAAGTCTCCGTGAAATCCGCCGGGAGATCCATCGCTCAACCACTCCACATCCAACCTATCAATCATTGTCATAGCCGATGGAACTGTTTCGCCATTTATGACAGTCGGTGTGTCTTTGTAAGATGTTTTGGCGAGATATTCTTTGATCCGCTTCTTTGTCTTGGTCACATAGAACTCATAACAAAGACGACGGAAAACCTCTGGCTCCACCTCTGCGTCTTTCCACAGTTCGGCGGAGCACCACTCAAGAAACTCTCGAAACATGCTTCTGTTGGCCACCCTCGAAAAGAGATCGCCGCTCTCGAACGAATATGAGTAAAAATTGTCTGTTGATGCCAAGATGACCGGAACTGTGTTTCCCAAGATTTTAGCTCGAGCAACGCGCTTCTTGTTCATCTCTTCATCAGCGAAGAACTTTATGACAGTATCGTTGACGAAATAGATTGACTCGGTGCTCTTGTCCAGGACTTCATGTTCACACTTGAAAAATGATCGGGCTTTTCTGAGGGCGCCCACGTTTCCGACGTCAAACCACTTGTTGAACTCAACAAATGAGAATGATCCCGGGCTTTGTAAGATCATTGCATTCAGAACATGGCAGTCAGAAAGATGGCTATTTTCAAAATCGCAGCTCGCGAGAACATGCCAAAATGCCTTGAAGTCTGCAACTTTGCAAATTCCGACATACGAAAAGTCAAATGCCAGAGATCCTTTTTCATTGATGTTGAGGATTTCTCTATTTTCTACGTTGAGTGTTCTGTATTGCGATGAATCAGGCACGTTGCATCCAGCAATCCAGCTGTCGGATGAATCATGTGGGATCTTGTCCAGGACGATTGTATCACATGCGTGAAAAATGAACGGGCATTGTAGCTTCTCTTGGGCTTGCAGCATCGAATAGCCCAGACTGCTGCCGGGTCCGTCGTATTTGTCGACAACAACGAACTCAAACGTTCGATCAGGATGAGCCAACAATAAGAAGTCTCTAACATTTTTCCCGAAATGGCCAAGAGTTACCACAAACGAAACATCAGGTGGGTATGAATCAACGACATGAGAAATCACTGCCTTGTCTCCGACCCGAACCAGGCTTTTGTTGGTGTGGTTGGTGACATCTCCCAGTCGAGATCCCAGACCGCTGGTTGTAAGAAGAACTTTAAACTCGGCCATATTTGTCCTCTAGTCTTGTGATGTCATCTTCTCCGAAGTATGATCCGGTTTGAACCTCTATGAAAACCAGTGGCTCTCCTGACGTGCATGAAATCGTATGAGGTTGTCCTGCCTTGATATTGACATGATCCTCGGGGTCCACTTCGATTTCTTTGTCATCCAGCCTAACCGTTCCGGTTCCTGACACGACAATCCAGTGCTCATCTCGTTTTGCATGAACTTGATAGCTTGGGCACTGTCCTGGATCAACTTCGATTCTTTTGATCTTGTATTTCTCATCATCATGAAGATTCCAGAACTTTCCCCAGGGCCGAGACTCAGTTGGAAGATCCGGATCGATATCAATCCTTGCAAGTCCTGAGTTTCTTGCAACACAAATGGCTCGAGCTGTCATATCGGACTCGGATGCATTTTCAGGTGTTTTTCCTGGCTTGAGATCGTTGATTACAACTCTCTGCCCCCGGGGTAATCCCATTACCAAATGATCCCAAAACAATCCGGCGTGCTGTAGTTGCTTCTCAGTTTCCTTTCTCTGACTTTCTTTTCGGCCTGTCGTCAAAACTATGAAATGTCCTTTTGACTGCCATCTATTGATTTTTTCCCGAGTTTGTGGCAAAACATGGGCCGGCTTGATTGTCTGGCCACTCAGGCCTTGGCCATGATGCCAGAATAGAACTCCATCAATATCACAAAAAATTGTCTTACTCATTTCTTCTCCATCTCAGAATACTTCGGACTGCTTTCCAAAACCCCTGTCTTGACTTCGTTGACCCATCCATGCGAATTCTGAGAGTTTTTTTCAACCTCATGAACATCGTATAGATCCCTGACTAAAGGTGCCGGCCCCATCTTCGCACCTATTGCCCCTTGATCCCATGGCCTTTCCGGTCCGATAAACTGAATGTTGTCTTCGCCGATTGTGTTTGCAACCAAAGCTCTAGCAAGGAAATGACTATGAACACCCCATCGAGGAAAAACGTCAATGTCTTTTACATGGTCAAACATAGAGCAGATGGTATCAACATGGGCAGGCCCAGATATGAAAAACAGATCTTGAATCCCATGGTGACTGAGCGGTGGAATCACATACAGTTTGTCGGCGGCCAGTTGAGAAAAATCGATAGGAACCACATAAGCCAAGTCAAAACGCGTCAGCATAACCATGTCGTAATCCACGTCGGCACTTTTTCGAAGGGTATTAACGATCTTGGCACTATACCAGCGGCTGAACAGTGAATGAAATCTGATGTTCTCTATTCCGTGGAACACGCCATTCTCAGTTTTCCCATCGTTCATCGGCAGGTTTGGGTTTCCAACAATGTATCGAAAATCAAAATGAATCTGCTTTTCAAACAGAGCACCTTTGGGATCATACAATCCTCTCAGTATTTCTTCGCTCTCAGTTGACCATGAGTGCATGAAAACGTCAACCTGATCATTTGGGTTTGCATTCACGATGTTTTTGACAAAGTGATCATGAGACAAGCTTAGGTCAATATTTTGTCCGGTCCCGTATTTGTTGACTGTTCCTGCCAGTCCATGCATCAATATTGCGATTTTCAAACCACCACCTCACTCAAAATCCTCGCCACAGCTTTGGACGACTCTACACATGTGTCTATTTTTCCAGAGAACACGTTAATCATTTTATCACCGTCAAACTCAACCAGGGTTGGTCGCTTATCAGTTGCATCCACGTCCGGAAGAACCGTTCGGACAGTAAACATCGATGCGACATACTCGGCTTTGCTGAGCGCCGGAATGTAGCACTCTCCCGATTCCTTGATTTTCTGGAAGTTAGACCTTTGTGGGTTTTTAACAAACCCAACATTGAGATCCTTGACCATATCGGGCGGAACTTCGGCACTGTGGCCGACATTGGTGTGATGAATTGCATGTACAACATTTCCCAGCAATGAAAGCCCGGTTGTTCCGTAAGGATCCACGCACATAAATGGCCCATCCATTACCACGATACTTTTCTTTGAGATCGACTCCGGCATCTTGACAATGATTTTTTCGCAGACCTCAAACTGATAGTTCTGCTTTTTATCATCATCGACAATGTCATTTAGTCTTGCATACGTGCAGTTGATAACAATGTCAAACTCACTGGCATCAGCTTTGGTGAAGTCGGTTCCAAAAGACGTGTGAATTCTTGATTGTCGGATGCGCTGCCAGCAAAGATCATACAGTTTTTTGTAGTCAAGTAAGTTTTCCTTGACCTGAAGTGTCAAAGCAATTCGGTCGTTTGCCACATGCTGAAAGTTTGTGACCGGTAGATATTCCAGCCCGAATTCGTCACAGAATTTTGTATACTCCTCTGCACTGACGAAACTCTGCTCATTGGCAATGCAGTAAAAGTGATCGAAATTACTCAAAATGGCTGGCTGATATTCACTGGCAAACGAAGCAAGAGAAGACAGCAATGATGAAACTGTGTCGGGGGCTCGAGGGTAGTGGTACCCACGATGCAACCGCAACTGATTTGTTCGGCTGGCCGCTGTCAAAATATCGTATGCTGTATCACACAGAGTCACATAGTACTCTGGGTTCTCACTAGATAGCCGAGCCGCTATTGTTGTTCCAAAAATTCCTGCGCCTACTACTGCTATTTTCATTGTCTAATCCCTTCAATGATGCTGAGAACTTCTTTTGCAAGATCCAGGTTCGAAAATCCTGTGTTTTGTTGTACGTTCCTTAGGAATAGATCCCTTTGGAAGTCCAGGGCTTTGGGATTGGGAGACCATGTCAACTCAACAGCTGGACCTTTGAAAAGGACTCTTTTTGCACCGATTGGACTACATCGGTCGATGTCAACTGTTATCGGGTGTCCACCATAATCGTAGTGCAGCTTGCAAAAGTCCTTCTCGAGTGATTCGATGTCGAGATTCTTGATTTCGTTGTTACCAAACATATCGATCACCATGGCAATATCGTGGGAAACCAAGTTCAACAAAATGTCATTGTTGAATGACCCGAGCTTTCTCCACACGAAGCTGATTTTGCAGGCCTGGTTGGCAACCCGTAGTTTCGTGTCATGATACTTCGGGTCAGCGAGATGCAGATAATCAATCATGCATACCAGGCTTGACCTGACTTCCTGAAGGGATGAAATCTCTTCTGGTCTTTGTGCTCCGGGCTTTTCTAAAAAGACGTGTTTTCCGGCCGTCAGGCATTCACATCCAAGTCGTGCCAGCGATTCAATGGGTGCAGCTATGACCACGCTTTCAATATCATTGTCTTCCAGAACAGTTTTCAGATCGGTTATTCTGGCGTCCGGAATGATCGACTTCATTGCTAACAAATTGCCAGTGTTTCCGGTTGTTACAACATGAGAAATGTTGCATTTCTGTGAAAAGGACTTGGCGAGAATCCTTGCCCATGGTCCACCACCGATTATTGCAACACTTTTCATTAGAACAATTGTAGAACTTTTGCGAAGTATTTATCAATACATTTTTCCCAGCAGACAGGAACTATCCCATTATTTTGCTGGGGATTTGCTATCAGGCCTAACAGATGTTCGAAATCTCGGTAAACATGAGACGAGCCGGCCTGTTCGGCGGCGCCGCCAGAATCCTCATGTGTGTATGTTGGAATGCCACAAGCCAAGCTCTCAATGATATGATTTGGGCCGGGGTCAAACCGAGAGGCTGATATGTACACGTCGTATTTTGATAGCTCTTTACCTAATTCCATTCCAAACATTGGAGCTATAACTCTTGAATTCTGGAACTTAGATTTAGTACGTCCGATGTATGTGAATGTGAATCCCGGATTTTCTGGTAGCCATTGGTCGATCATCTCATACACATCTTGGCCTTTCAAGGGATTGTCTGACCAGTGATGAGTTACCAAGTTGATTTTTCCATTGTCCCATCTTGGCCGCGGGCAAAAATGCTCTGTGTTGGTTCCGGAATATACGACAGGATTGAGCCGACACCCCCACTGATCACTGATGTGGTAGTTGGCGATCCAGCTCGAGATGAAAAAGCAAATGTCGGTTATTTGACCGGCAGCCTGAACTAGCGGATCAATCTCTTGGTTGGTTCCTTTTCTCTGGTCACACTCATTGATCCGGTAGATCACACGCGTGTCAGGCTTGAACTGTTTGTAAGCTGCTATCTCTCGAATTGAAATTCCCAAATCATCATATCGTGGGTCGATCATGAAGATCAAGTCGATATCATCAGAAAACTCATGAACAGGCTGGAATCCATACTTGGGGGCGAATTTGTGTAGAGCTCTTACAAAATTGTTTCCGCCGCCCCATGGGCCCTCGATTGGTTTTCTGTTAATCAGAATCTTTCTGTTACTCATGCTTTCAAAAATCCTCGGGAGCGAAGGAATTCAGCCTCTTCCTTCTGAAACACTGCATCAGATGATTGGAATGTGCTGGGCTGCATGTCGATCGTGTAGTGATATGCAACAATGGGCTCAAAATGCCAATTGCCAGCAGACTGGTGCAAGACAGGTAAATAGACAGCTTGATCACCAATTCTCTGGAAATAGCGTCCATCAGAGCCCCTGAAGTTTGAATTCGGCACACCTTCAATTAGCTTCTTCTTGAATGTCTTGAGATGTGAGCTGACCCACGAATACGCGTACGGATCTGCTGTTTTGGGCAAAGGTCCGGATATATTTTGATTTGTGAAACTCCAGCGATGAGCAGTCCACAATACGTCACAGCCCAGTTCTTGGTACCGCTGGTTGATGATTGATAACGCATCGGAGTCACACAACCAGTCATCGCCATCAAGTCGACAGATGATATCCTCTGATTCACAATCGTGAAGGCTTTCAAGAATATTGCGGACCTCCCACTTCTTCTCAGTGTTGACCCTCAATTCCAGCTGATCAGTGGTCAGGTTCAGCATTTTTCGAATCTGCTCAACCATCCCTATGGTGTCATCCATGGACATGTCGTCAGTAACGATGATTTTCCAGTTGGGATATGTCTGAAACCAAACTGACATAATGCATCGCTGGATTGTTTCGATGGCATTGAAAGCCGGAGTGATGAAAACGAATCGATTATTTGCCATGTTTGCCTATCTACTGATCATGATCCACGGGGTTTTTTCTCCATTCCACTTGCTATGGAAAATGTGCCCACCCGTTTCTGTTGCAAGTTGATTTGCCCTTGCTTCTATCTCGTCGTCGGTTACCTCAGACCAGGACTTGTCGAAGAACATGTTGTTTTCGGCGGTGTCTTCCTGCCTGATGTCATACAGGCTCTCCCAGTGAGTTTGCCAGTAATTTTTGTAAGTGTTGATCTTGCGTGTGATGTCTGCCCAGGAATAATGCAAGACGCTTGGCAGCAGATGGACACAGTTTTGCATCCATGCCTGATATGCTGACAAAGCACTCTCGTTTCCTTGAAGCGCTTGAATTCGAACTTGGTGGGCTTGCTCGTTGTAGAAGCTTCCGTGTGGGATATGCTCGCCTGTTTCGGCATGAATGTAGTCACACCCATCAGTTCCGGGTAATGCGTAAAGGTTTCCATCATCATCATGTTGTCTCAGCTGGGCTGGAATGCCATGGGTGATGTGAGGAAGATTCCGACTAAGTCGCCATTTCCAAGGATTGACGTCAACCCGAACTTTGTCTTCGCTGCCCCAGAATTCAACCACAGGAAGGGAAATGAGATCGATCATTTGCGGCCAGCTGCGACATAATCTGACGACTTTGTCTCCATCCCCTTCCGGCACCACTTCATCAGCATCTATTTGCCAGCAGTATTCTCCGGTGCAGAGCTTTCTGGCTTCAGCTTTCTGGGCTCCATCAAATACTGCGAATCGTTTGTGATCCCAGTCACGTAGTATCTGAGTGGGACGTATCTTCTCTTCCTTCTCAGACCATGACAGAAGCTCTTCCCAGGTTCCATCGGTGGATCCCCCATCGACAACAATGACCTCACTACAGAAAGCCAGAAGGGACCCAATACTGTCTTTCCACGGGTAGCCCTGATCGATACAGTTTCGAGTTGTAGTATAGCCGCTGATCGTAACACTATGATTTGCATCATCTAAAATGTGACGCCAGAATAAATCTCGAGATCCATAGAGATACTCTTCGATCTCCTGAGGTGTACCGGTTTCAAACCACTCTTCTTCTGCATGCTGAACATCGTCGTTAAGATGAAGCTTGCATCCCAATAGCTTGGCTTCAATCACCATTCGTGGGCAGGTGTCCTTACCCAAAGGAAGATACACAAATCCCTCAGCTGAGGCTAGCTTTTCCAAAACCTCTCTATGTGGGTCCCCCCAGACTGTTTCATAATCCAGCTTGTTTTCTTTGCACCAATCTTCTGCTTTTGCTGCACCTTTGATCCAGCTGGTTGATCCTAGAACGATCCAGCCTTTCCTGTCTGTTTCAGCATACTCAGATCGAAGCTGCTTGATCGATACAAAAAACTCATCATCAAAAACTGAGCTTAGAACAGTGTTCTTTTTCTCTGACAGGAACGGAAAGAGATCTGTGTAGAAGTTTAGCTGGTCCTCACTCATCCACCACAGGCTTTTTGCGCCGTAGAAAAATGCTGATATTAGCTTCCCGTGTTGGGAGTTTTCACAATCACACTCTTTCTGCTCAATGAAAAGATGTTTCTCAGGAGATCTATGCTTGCAGTATTTGTAGTCATATTCCAGAACACTATAGTTGATGTTCGCTACGATTGAAGGGATCAGTTCGAAATTCAAAGAAGCAAAGTTTCCAAAAATCCAGTATTTCTGAGCTCCTTGTTGCAAAAGGTCAAGAGTTACATTTTGAGACAAAACTTTTTGAACCCTGGCAGGAGACTTCTTAATGAGTGCTTCCGTAGTTAGCTCAGCTCCTCCTGGGTACTGTTCAACAAACACGTCAGAAATGAAGATGATGTCAGCTGATTGATCAATACTGACTACTGGTCGTTTGGGTGATGCACTGAAGGGGCTACTAAATGTCATGATGTCCTCTTAATTAAGATAGAGAATGCACAGTGACTTTACACTATTCAGATGCAGCTTCTCTAGCTTCTTAAAAGCATCCTATCAGCTTCTCTTCTAAAGTTAAAGAAATAGTCATCTCAGAGACAGACAGTGTTAAGCCCTCTCGTTTTTGTTCCCCAAAATTATAATAGCTGCAGTTAGGAGGATGTTCAAAAACTTTTTTAAATTGTTCGAAAATTTACCAGTTTATCAGGCACTCTCTAGAGAGAGTATGCGCGCCTCGAGTTCCTCGATCTTCATCTGCTGGTCCTTGACGGCTTCGATCAGAACTGCGGTGAGCTGTCCGTACTCGACCGAAAGAAGACCGGTTATGTTCCTCGACACGACCTCCGGCACATGCTGCTGAATGTCCTGTGCGATCACACCCACATGTGCCACCCCATCGTTCCTCTTCGAACTCTCGAAGGTCACACCCTGACACCCAAGCACACGCTCAAGACCGTTAGTTATCGGTCGAATGTTCTTTTTGATGCTTCTATCAGATGACGCGATAAAAACGAACCCCTCGCCGCCGTCGATCTGAAGAGAGCTGCCGCCAGAGTCAGATTGCAGGCCGGACATTACAACATCGCTGCCGGTGATAACCATGCCTTCTTCGACGTGCAGAACCCCAGAGACCACAACGTCACCACCGAGTGCCGAGACACCGGACGAGTATTTTGCTTCCGCCGAACCGATCGACCCAGACACAAAGAAGAAGGTATCAGATCCTGGCATGGGAGGAACCTGATCGTTGAACTCCGCAGAACCTGCACCGATCTTCACGGCATTTGTGCCGCTCAACACAATGTCGTGGGAAGAGGAGAGAATAAGAGCGGCGTCGCCGGAACCATGGCCGTTCGACACACCCAGAAATGCCTGCGCGGTGTCGGCAAAATTCGCGGCAGCGGTCAACTCCACGTAGCTTAAGCTTTCCGCAACAAAGCCGCCGGTTCCAGCCAACAGTGCCAGCTCGGTGGCCCCAGTTTGATTTCCAACTGTTATGACTCTAGCAGTTTCATTAGTGCCGATGGTGATGTCTCCAGCAGCCGCGGCTCCGCCAATGGCAATTGTGGAAGTTCCGTCGATCGTGATCGCACCGGATGCATCAATATCAATTTCTCCGTCGTCAGACTTCAGATTCAGACCCGAGGAACCTGACACTGTCAGCGCACCGATTGTGGTGACGTTGGAGGCACCAACACCGTCGATGGAGATTACGCCCGCGGCATCGAGTGCGATACCGCCCGCCGCGGCGTTGATATCAATTGCTGCAGCGTTACTACCTAGGGTGTTGGTAATTGTAATTTGCTCTGAGGTGCCCGCGTTGGTCAACAACTTAATCGCGTCGGCATTATTATACGATGATTCAAGCAAAATAGCAGCTGTAGCATCAGTCGTCAGTTTGGTGAAGACTGTGGCGTTCATCAGGTTGCCTGAGTTTCCGCCGAAGGCACTAGAGTTATTGTACTGGACTTGGGTGTTGGATCCTCCCGGGCTGGCACTTAGGCCTGATCCATCTGCTGTAATATTTCCAGATATGTGTAGATCACCACCGAAGACTGCAGAGCCGGTCACCGCTGTATTCGCTGATCCAATGGCACCGGAGACAAAGAAGAAAACATCAGTTCCGATTGAAGTCGCGACATAAGCATCCCCTAATTCTCCTCCCGCAAGAACGACTGATCCTGTCGCGTTGAGCCTACCTGCTGCAGGACTAGTCCATCCAACTGCATCACCGCTGCCGCCGCCGCCGGTTGATGCAATGGTGACGGCACCGTTGGATGCCGAAGTAATTGTGATGTTAGCACCGGCTTCAAAGGCGGACTTTCCACTGACCAGACGAGTAAGAGATCCGCTAAGGCCCAGCGAACCTGACACTATTCCGTTGACACCCAAGTTCCCCAACACAGTTGCGTTGTCCTTGATGGTTGTTTCTGATGTGGTGTGACCAATGGAAACTGCAATTCCGCTATTGGCGGCGCCAAAAGCAATGCTAGTTGCTGAATCAATTGTCAGCGCACCTGCTGCATCAATATCAATTTCTCCGCCGCCTGAGGCAAGATTTAGACCCGTGGAACCCGACACTGTCAGAGCACCGTTTGTGGTGACGTTGGAGGCACCGACACCGTCAATAGAAAATGTACTGGTACCATCGATCGTAATTGCACCAGAAGCATCGATGTCTAGCGCGGCTGTATCAATATCGAAAGCGACGTCAGCGGCAGTACCAATGTTGATGCCTCCTGCTCCGTCTAGTGAAAGAGCACCATCAGCATCAATGTCGACTGCATCATCAGAGTTTATGTCAACATCACCGGTACCTGCATCAATTTTTACGCCGCCCGCAGCGTGCGATGCAGTCAGGAGAAGAACCCCGGCGCCAGTTTTACCGGCATCTATTACGACGCCGCCAGCGGCGCAATCAATCTTAAGCGAATCGCCTGCTGTACCATCTACATTGATAATGTCAAAATCACCGTCCGCATTAGAGTAGATGTAGTTTCCGGCATCGCGGAAGAACAATTTAGCATCGCCTGTGCTAGTGCCGACAGTGATGTCACCAGTACTGTCGTTGAATGTGAGATCTGCAGCACCGCCAAATGCGCTACCACTATTATATTGGACTTGGGTATCGGATCCGCCCGGCGAGCCACCGCCACCGACAATTGTTACTGCTCCATTCGAAGCAGAAGTGATCGTAATATTCGCACCAGCAATAAGGTAGTCAGTTCCGTCCGACAATCTTGTTAGTGAGCCAGAAAGACCAAGCTCATGAATCGTTGCTCCGGTAAATGTGGTGCCAGAAACTGTCGCAACCACATTGTTGTCGATCGCCATGGTGAAACCGGCGCCGGCGCCAGCATCTGTTCCGGACAAACCGGAGCCCATCGTCAGAACTCTTTCTGCATCGAGAGAAGCTGTGGCAGCCAGAACCAGATATTGGGCAGCGTTTTCTCCACCTTGATGCCCACCCACGATTGTTACTGCTCCATTCGAAGCAGAAGTGATCGTAATATTCGCACCAGCAATAAGGTAGTCAGTTCCGTCCGACAATCTTGTTAGTGAGCCAGAAAGACCAAGC